TTTCCACAAGGTTATGAAAATGCTTGCCAAGAAGTACGGTTGGGATTATAGTAAAAAGAATAACTAATTATATAACTTTGCAATATGGAAGATAAAATAAAGCAAATGTTGGATGATTACGGTTTGACCGAAAGCCAACTCACAAGTGAGGAACTTGATAAACTCAAAGAGGAAATCAAGGCAAAAGAACAGGGAAAAGTCGTGCTTGACAGCGTGCTTGACAATCCCTCATTGTTTTATCGTCTAAAAAAGTAAACGGCTATGGGAAGAAATAGTGCTGGCGTTAAGGCTGGAACCAATGACGGAGGTGGACAATACAAGGGCAAAATAAGCCGTGTTGGTTCACTCGTAGAAATGAAAGATAAAGCTATGTATAAAGCGACAAAAGAGGCTATTTCACGTTATCATGCCGTAATGGGTGTGCGCCAAAGGAATGTGAAACTTGCCGATTTGGGCGGTAGCGCATACGGAGTACACGTTACAAGGGGCGGCAAATCTGAAGCCGTGTATCTTGACAGAAAGCATTTTGACACGGGAGCGAAGAATGTTTCAAGAGAGCACGCCAAGAATTACAAGAGCGGATGGAGTACGAGCACAAATAAGCCTGTTGCCCATACGGTAACACACGAACTTGCACACGCTACATGGAACGCTCACATGACGGGCGCAAACCAAAAGGCAGCGGGCAAGGAAGTGAACGCCCTTTACAAGAAATGGAGCCGTGACAAGCGTAAGAAAGGCTATGGCAAGTATGCTACAACCAATGTGAGCGAGTTTTGGGCAGAAACAGTTACAAAAGCCGTACATGGAAAGTCAGACAAGTACACAAAGGCGGTTAAAGCTATTGCCAAGAAGTATAAACTTTAAGACATTACAAAACAACTAAATAAAAAACAATGAAAAAGATTGAACTTACCGCTGACGAGATAAAAGTTATCAAACAGCAGCTTAACGGAGAAATCGAAGTGTGGAACGCAACCGATGAACAGCAGAAGTTGCTCACAGGTGTAATTGACAAAGCCGAGGCACTCATGGAAGAAACAGATGCCTATGACGATTTAGACAATTACATGGAGGGCGGTTTGGTTGCCTGGTTCTATGATAAGTACAAGGCACAGGAACAGGCTTAGAGCCGATTAACCAAGTGAATAAATCGGGCGGTGTTTCTCGCTGTCCGATTTTTTGCAGTTATAAAGTGTGTTTATCAAACGCATTAAAGCAATAAAACAACGAATTTACAACGAATGGCACTATTTGAGAAAGGAAATAAAAAGGGCAACCGCTTCACTTCCGAGAACCAACCTAAGAAACGAGGTCGGGGCAATCTTTCTGTGCTAAAATACATACAGACCACCACAGGCAAAAAGGTTAATCCTCAAAGCAGCAAAGAAGAAATACTAAAGGTCATACAACATCTGTATGAGAGTTCAACCGCAGAACTTGAACCATTGTTGAAAGACCCAACCGACCGCACCAAACCAAACAAGGACACGCCTATCTGGGTGTTGAACATCATAGCCGCCATTAACTCTGATATACGTTACGGGCGTACTTCCACAGTTGAAATGCTCTTTGACAGAGTATTTGGCAAGGCTACACAAAACATAGAGGGCGAAATCAACGCCAACGTGTCAAACAACGTGGATTTGTCGGCATTGTCTGATGAAGAACTTATACAATACAATACGCTACTTGATAAGATAAGGAACAGCGCAAAGAATGGCAAAGAATAAGAACATAACACTGCCCTTGGCTCTTGCAGTCAAAGTGGAACTATTCCGTAGAGGTCGTTTTGACTTTATAACGAGCCGTGACGGGAAGAACCATGACAAGCAACAGCAAGCCCTATCCATACTGACGGATAGCGACCATGTGGAAATCCTGTATGGTGGTGCTGCTGGTGGCGCAAAGTCGTGGACAGGTGCTGTATGGCTTTTATTCATGTGCCTTGCCTTTGCTGGTACCAAGTGGTTTATTGGTCGTGCCGAGTTGAAGCGCATCACGCAATCAACTTACATCACATTCAAGCGAGTTTGCACGATGTATGGAGTGCCAGAGAACTTGTGGAGTTTCAACGGACAGTTGAACTACATTCAGTTTTACAATGGCTCACGCATTGATTTTCTTGACTTGCAATATAAGCCGTCTGACCCATTATATGAACGCTACGGCTCTATTGAGTTCACAAGCGGTTGGATTGAAGAGGGCGGTGAGGTGCACTTTGGAGCGTATGACACGCTTAAAACTCGTATCGGTCGCTGCCTTAATGAAGAATACGGACTGAAACGAAAACTATTCATCACCTGTAACCCTAAGAAAAATTGGATGTACGATATTTTCTACAAGCCATACAAGGCAAATCAGCTTGCAGAATACCGCTACTACATTGCTTGTTTGGTACAGGAAAACCCATTCATAGACCCCGACTATATAGAGGGTTTGAAAACGACATCCGACAAGGTGAAGTTTGCCCGTCTATTTCTTGGTGATTGGGAATATGACGATAACCCCAACGCTCTATGCTCACATGATGATATATGCGTCATATTCGGAAACAAGCTGGCTTTGCGTACAGGCAAGCATTACATTACGGGGGATATTGCCCGTTTTGGTGCCGACCATGCACGTTTGGCTGTATGGGATGGGTATTTCATCATTGACAAGGTTTGCTTTGCCATAAGCAAGACAACGGACATTCAAACATGGATAATCACAAAGCAAAGGAAATACCGAATACCAAACCACAGGGTGATTGTTGATGAGGATGGTGTGGGCGGTGGTGTTGTTGATAATTGCGATTGCAACGGCTTTGTCAATAACTCCACGGCTATGCAAGGTGAAAACTACCAAAACTTACAGACACAATGCGGTTATAAGCTCGCAGAACACATTAACGCCCATGAAGTAGGCATTGATGAGGATTTGGTGAGCCAAGCCGACAGGGAGCAAATAACGAGAGAGCTTGAACAGCTGCAAACGTGGAAAGCGGACAGTGACGGCAAGCTAAAGCTAAAGCCGAAAGAGGAAATCAAGGTGGAAATCGGTTGTTCTCCCGACTGGCGAGATATGTTTCTCATGCGCTGTTGGTTTGATTACAATGAAGTGGATATACCCGATAACATAGAAAGAATTTTAGGTTCAACATAACAATATCATACAATGGGCATAATTCAGACTATCACAAACGAGTTAAAGGCGGCTATTGGCTATCAGCAAAGTTTCGATGAACTTCTAACCGCTGGCGATGTAACAAGGGCGGTTGCTATGCTTAGTAGCCGTTCAGAGGTGGCAAGCCGTAATCTGTTGGAATACGAGGTAAGCACTCACAAGGTAATGGAGCGCAAGGACAGGGCAGTGTTCGACAAAAAGGGCAATTTCTTACGGTGGAGCAAACGTAACAAGATACCTATCCCCTATCAGAAATTCATCAATGAGATTGCCCTTGTGTTCCTGTATGGCAGACCTGTAAAATGGTCGCAACTTTCAGAGAACACGGACAACGCATTTGACTATTACCAAGAGCTGCTGCGCCAAACACGCTTTGACAGTGCCGTGCGTGAAGCCAAGCGAGCAGCAGGTGCGGAGGGGTGTGCTGCCATTCTCTACCATGTTTACAGGGATGCAGACAACACTCCACGGCTTTTGCTGAATGTGTTGAGCAAGAAAAACAATGATGACATATACACGCTCAAAGACCAATACGGACGGCTCAAAGCCTTTGCGTGGGGTTACTACCTCACAGAGCAAGGCAACCGAACCATTCACCACATAGATGTATATACGGCAGATACAATCTATCTGTGCAAGCGTGGTAGTGTCGGTTGGGAAGTTCAGAGAATGGCTAACCCCATAGGCAAGATACCTGTTTTGCTGTTTGAGCAAGAGCCAGAACACGCAGATGTACAGCCGATGATTGAGCGTGAGGAAACAATGGAAAGCGTGGATGCGGATGTAAACGACCGCTTCGCCAACCCCGCAATGGTGGCAACCGCTGAAATTCTCAACTCATTACCCAAGTCAGAGGAAGAGGCAAAGCTATTCATTCTCAAAAATGGAGGCGAAGTGCGTTATCTCACATGGGACCAGGCAAGCGAGAGCAAGAAAAATCAGTTTGAGCGGTTGGATAAGCACATTCTTTCCAAGTCGTTCACTCCAAACATAGACTTTGACAACATGAAAAGCCTCGGCAACCTGTCGGCAAAGGCTATTCGCAAAGTGATGTTGCTTGCAGTCATTAAGGCAGAGCGACACAAGGAAAAGCACGATGGGTATATGAACCGACACGCCTCGTTGATGAAAGCCATAATGGGCAACGTGCTTGACTACCGACACAAGGCAGAATATGATGCGCTTGAATTGGGGCATGAGTTCCAAGAGCCTTTCGGTGATGATGTAAGTGAAATGCTTGCCGACCTATCCAAGCAGTACAACGATGGCGCATTGAGCCTTGAAAGCTATGTTGAAAAGTCCTACCTTGTAAAGGACAGCAAGGCAGAAATGGAGCGTATCAAGACAGAGCAAGCCGAAAGACTTGCACAGCAAATGGAGTTAAACAAAATGGACGTGTTCGGGGAGGCTGAATAATGGAAGTAAAGACCAAATACAACATAGGTGATGAAGTGTGGACTATGCTTAACAATAGACCGCATTGTTTCCGTATCGCTGCCATTGAGGTGTTCCGTAACTCATTGCGTACATTCGTGCGTAACGTGGAGCATACCAACACAGGCACACGCAACAACCCACAGCACTTGTATTTCTTGGATAGTGCTTGTTTCCCAACGAAAGAAGAACTGATTAAAAATTTATTCAATGGCTAAGAAAGCGAAATCACCCAAGGAATTAGGGTTGTCGTGCAAGGATTGCAAACACTCATACGACCCACACAGCAAGGCACTTGACGGACACATGATATTGTGCCGTTGTAAGTTCTTTCAATACTCCAAGTTTCTTGAAAGGGACATTTGCGACAATTTCAGTAAGAAGTAACCACCAATGGCAAAGATAGACTATAAGAAAGCGCAAGCCGAGTTATTCAAGCGCACAGAGGGGTATGCTGCCAACGTAAGGGCGGTGTACCGTGATGTGATGATGCAGATTATTAACTTGGTGAAGAATACAGATTTGGAGAGTGGAAAGCCATTCTCCTTTGCTGATTATGGGTATAGCGAGCAAGTAACACCCATATTGCGCAATATGTATAGCCGTATCTATCAGACCATACGCGAGGGAGTAGAAAGGGAATGGCTCAAATCTAACGAACACACAGACGAACTTGTTAAGGCGGTGTTTGGTGATAGTGCGATAGAAAACCCATTCTTTGCAAAATACTTTCAGCACAACCAAGAAGCCATGAACGCCTTTTTTTCAAGAAAGACAGGCACAAGCGGATTGAACCTTTCTCAAAGGGTGTGGAGATACACGGGAGCCTACAAGAAAGAGTTGGAGAATACGCTTGACTTGGCTATTGGTGAGGGTACGGCTGCAAATCGCTTGGCTACCACCATTCAGAAGTATTTGAACGACCCCGATAGATGGTACAGGCGTTTTCGTGTAAAGGTTGGTGAGGATGAAAACGGCAACCCTGTGTATGGGCGAGTGTGGAAACGTAGGATATACGACAAAGAAAGCCAGTCTTACAAGTGGATTGATGATAACCCCAAGGACTACCACCCCGGACGAGGCGTTTATCGTTCCTCATACAGAAATGCCCAAAGGCTTGCAAGGACTGAAACCAATATCGCCTACCGCACGGCAGAATATGACAGATGGCAAGATATGCCCTTTGTCATAGGCATTGAAATCAAGTTGAGCAACAACCACCCTGTCCCCGACATTTGCGATGATTTGAAAGGTATCTATCCCAAGACAATAAAGTGGACTGGCTGGCATCCGAATTGCCGTTGCTACCAAGTGCCTGTGCTTGCCACACATGGCGAGGTTGACAAGATGATTGACTACATCCTTGATGGCAAAAGTCCTAACAGCGTAGAGTGTGCCGATGAAGTAACCGACATTCCAAAACATTTTGTCAGATGGGCAAGGGACAATGCGGAACGTATGGAGAAAGCAAAGGGTGCTGGAACACTGCCATATTTCTACAAGGACAATGAACAACGGATAAGGGACGCACTCAATGGCAAACGACCTGTAAAGAAACCGCTATCAAAAGAAGCCAAGGACAGGCGCAAGGAAATAAAGCAGCTTGCAATCGAAACATTGTGCGTACAGCAATTCACGCTGCCAGACCTCAATGTAACTGCAACCTTGCCAAAGCGAAGTGTTAAAGAATGGCTTAACCAACCATTCCATGATGCAGAAGCAAAGAACGAGGCTTTACTTGATTTGCCTAACCTAATTGAAAATGCCGTGTATTGTGGTAGCGGTGTAGATAAACATTCGCCAAAGGTTACATTACATCTGTTTGAAACGACTATCGGAGGGCGCAAGTGCTGGATAATCGTTAGAAAGTATCATACAGGTGAATATGTGATTTATAGTGTGTCTGATAATGAAACGATATTGAAAGCGATACAATAAAAAAGAAAACCTCACCATTGGTAGCTTTTGCGCGGAACTACAATCCGCGCCTCTTCCCAATTTTGAGGTTTTCTTTTTGCAAAGATACAACAATTATCTGAAAGAATAGTATTTTGATGTGTTATTTCATCAATTTTCATTGCCTGTTGCTTTCTTTCCTCTGTTGGTTTGCTTGGAGTGAAGAACACCAAGCCTTATTGTTGCAGTCTTTGTCGTGTACTTTCCGTTTTTCGCTAATACATTCCACAAAGATTTGTGGGTAATGCCGACTACATCAACAGGCAGAATGTCGTATATTGCTAATATGCTGCCAAAATACCAATGGTGCTTATCCTTGTATGGCTCTTTCAGCTCAACGTGAATAACCTTTCTTTGCTGTTTCATACGCTATTTTGTTTTTTATGTGCAAAGGTACTCATTTTGAACTAAAAAGCGATACGAAAAGGCTTACCCTTTAGCGTAGGGCGTTTTTCAAGAACGAGCTTTACAAGTTCCTCACTGTCTATTGGGAACAGTGGGCAATACTTGTAGAACAACGTGCAGATAAAACGCCCATTGAGCATTACATCAAATGTTAGTGTCTTCATCTTTACTAAGTTTACGCATACCATTTGGGTACTTTCTTGTATTCATTTACAACCTGTTTGAAATCATCCTCAAGCTCATTAAGAATGACATCCTCTAATACTCTGTCTGCGTCTGCATGGGCGCACTCTGTATCATCCATATTCTGACATTTTTTCAAACGCTCAATGTGCTTTTCAATGTTGTTTTTACTTGCCATAATTTTATATTTCTTTCCTCTTAATAAATATACAATGCGAAACACTAAGTAAGCTATCAGCAAGGTACATATAAATGCGCCCGCTGTGCTTGTGATAGTAATTGTTATATACATCACGCCTCCTTTGGTTTAATGTCTGCCAAATCAAGCCATTTATCAACTGTGCCAATATCTTTGCTATGCCATTTTTCAGTTGCGAAATGGCAAAAGTCCAAACACCCTTGTTTTGTCCGTACAAGGTAAGTGTCGTATCGTGGCGGTCTTTCGCTTACATCATGCCAAAGACTTTGCCGTAGCCAGTGCATACACGCCTTAAAACCTCTTACATACGCTTCTTTGCATGGTGTGTTCCACTCGGAATAAAGGAAAACAGAGTCCTTGTTTGCAACCTCTTCTATTTTCTTTTCATCAATCATTTGTTTTCTCCTTTCAGTAAGTTTGGATTATCGTATATGTTGCCTATTACTTCAATCGGTACGAATGGGGTAAGGTTTGCAAGTCCTGTCTTTGTCTGGATGCAACGTGCCAAGAAAGCCGTGTGTTTCTCGCTCCACTCAATGACATAGGTGTACTTCTTGTTTCCGTCCAAGCGTACCACATCGCCCTCATACACCACTGATTTGAATATGTCGTGCAAACCTGTGGACTGACATATAAAGCGCACTTCAATAGCTTTTGCTTCATACACACCATTACCCATGAATTTAGGTGTTGGGTCGGCAAAGATGAACGTATTGCCAGCCACAGCGAAACAACCGCCACCATACACCCAATTTGTAGGGATATTCCCTTTACCTGTGGCTTTGCCACGAAATCTAATTGTTCTTTGCATAGTTCTAACCTTTCAGTCTGTTTAAGAATGATACATGATACTTGTGATTGATATATTGATACTTAAATTCAAGCATATCATCATCTGAATTATCGCCCATATCGTTTATAACGAGTGTTGGGAAATCGTATGTGCCACTAAATCCGTGGTCGTAGAAATGGCTGTTTAACTCGTTTTGATGTTGAATATGCGCATCACAGAAAAAGTAATCAAGGCTTGCTCTGATATGGTCGTTGAGCCATTCTTGGCTTGCCTGTGGGTCTATGTTCACAAGCTCATAAAAGAGCTTTGCCTTTGCAGTCATTATCGCCTTGGCTCGCTTTATTTCTTCGTCAATCTGCCTTTCCAACAACTTGCTTGAGGCGAGTGCTGCGCTACTCCGTGTCTTGAAGTATTCACGCTGTGAGGCTCGCATTAGGCTTACCTTGTGAAAGAATGTCTTTTTATCCATTATCATACTTTTTAAGTTCGTTAATGAGTGCATCCGCAAACTTGACAGACCATATACAAACATCTTGCATACTTGGGTTGGGGTCTATGCCCTCAACAACAGGCGAGGCAAGTTGTCCGACCATAGCAGCCTTGGCTATCTCGTATCTGCGTTGCTCCCAATCAATCTGCTTTGGCTTATCTGTTGCAATAATGCCGTTGCGCTTTTCTCTTGTCTGTTTTGCCACACATTCCTTGCACCGTCCCTTATAGGACTTGGAGAAAGCGGACAGGGGCAAATTCTGTCCGCACACCTCACACTTTTTTGTTTCCATATCCTTACATTTCGATTGTCCCTATTTCTTTTGCGCCACGCAACAGCACAACACCGTAGATTGTTTCACCAAGTGTATTGTCTTTCACTGGCTCAATGTCGCTGTCTGTTACAGGCTTTCCATTGCGCAATATCTGTCCCCACAGCCGACTTGTGGGGCAAGCTGTTTTGTTGTCGGCTTGTGAGGGCAAGTTCGTGAAGAACTCCTGTATTGCCTCTTTCATTGCATTGTACACCATACCCTCCGTTAGTGTGATTGTTGTTGTAAGTTCCATATCTCAATCTGTTAAGTGATAAAAGTATGCTGCTTGCTCGCCTTGCAAGTTTTCTAATGCGTAGTCGTTGGCTTTGTTCCAAAGCTCATTGTAAAGAGAGGCTTTCTCGTTTTCTTCTTCTGTGCCTTTTTCTACATAGTGGTGGAATATCTTGTGATTGAGCACAAGCACAATTTCTGTGAGGTACTTGTAATTGTCTTTCCACGCATCAAAGGCACGGTTGAACGTGTCTTGAATGGCTTGCAAGCCGTATGTGTCGGCAATGGAGAAATCTTGCCAAAATGTAGTGAAAGGCTTATAGCCTGTTTCTTCTTCAATGTCCCACTTGGGGATTTTGATTGCTAATGTTCCCATATCTGTATGTTTTAGTTGTTGTTACCAAATTTCAATCGGTTTGGGGTATTCTCTTTTCTCTACGATTGCAGCCGCTTTCTTTAAGGCTCTGCCAAATGTCTTGTAGTACCCGAACACCCATTGTTCCCCATCGTGTTCGTTGGGATTGTTTATATACACCATATAACCGCTTTCTTCCATTTGGTCTATGCAGACAAACTCGTAGCGGTTTACATAGACCGTCCCCGAAAAATCGTTGTAGTCTATATCCTCGCTTTGGTGTGTCGTTACACCTTGCATCCCCTTGAAGTACTTGGCGAACTCCAAGCACTTAGGCGTGTAGTTAGATGTTCCTGTTTTCATGTGCGCTATATTATGCCTGTTGTTGGTACTTGTCTATTGTATCGAAAACATCATCAAGAGCTTTCAGAAACATTGGTGAATTAGAAACCTTACAGCCGTGTGCAACGAACCTATTACACTTGATTAGAGAAAGCAGCCCGCCAATAATCTTGCTTGCGTCAGAACACGTTAGTTGGGTGATGTCTATGCGGTCTAATGCGTTTCCGTTCTCCTTGTTGTCAATTACAGACTTGCATTTGTTTATGCAAGCAATCTGTTTGTCTGTTATCGTCTTCATTTCTTAATCGGATATAGTTCTGGTAATGATTTAGCGAACTTTCTTGCTTCTTTAAGTGTATGCTCGAATCCGTACCGTTCATCTGTTACAGGGTGTTCTATCGTGTAAATGCAGCTTTCTGAAACGTGTCTAATCGCATAGCCATTACACTGATATTCATAATGCCGTAGTGCTTTCTTCATATTTATTGTGATTTGTGTGTTAGTATTTCTCAATCCAATATTCTGTACATTCAGAACAAGGAATGTAGCGAACTGTAAAGTAGCCCATTCTTACAGTTTCAACAGCGAATTTCACATTCTTCTTGAAGTCCTTGCAAAGGCGGTTGAAATATCTTTCTGCGTCAGCTTTGCGTGTGGTTTCAAAGACAGTATCGCTTTCTTTGCTGTCTGCCTTTTTGATGTAGTATTTTGCTCTTGCCATAATTCTATATTGTTTTGTTTGCCCCGTTGGTTAGGCGGGGCGTTACCTTTATGCTATTTCCAAATAATTCAATCCGAATGTGTCCGAACACTCAACGAATTTCCCGAAACGGTCTTTTGTGCAAGCAATACCCTTAATCCATTGCATGACTTGGTAAGAGCCGCATTTCAACACCTTTGCAATTTCCCAACAGGTTTTATCAAGTTTCCTGTATAGCTCATTCTCTTTCTGTGCCTTTGCACCAAAGTAAACAAGCAACGCTCTGATTGCGTTTCTCTTTGACTTTGAGTAAGAGCCGTAAAGAAGTGTCATTTGTATGTCTTCACATAAATCTGTGCGCTCCTTGTTGATAGCTTCTGCTATGTCGTTGAGATAGTCGCTTTCGGCTTCGTTGAGGTCAAACTGCTTAACCATCGCCTTTATGTCCTTTGCGTATATTGCTTTCATAAACTTATTTTTTATTTGGTCTATTATCTGTGTTTCTTGAACGCATTGCAAAAGTAGTGTGTTTTATTGAATACACCAAATATTTTTGGGAAAATTTGCCGAAAAA